CCATCTGCTTGAACCAATTGTACTGCTCTAGATGTTTGATCATTTATGATAACATCACCCTGATCTCTATTTGGAAAATTGTTAGTGCTTTGAATAGAATAATTAGATGAACTATAGGTTTGAGGACCATTTGGCGTTTGCAAGGTCTTACCTAATAGAGCATCTCTAAAATTTTTTGTAGAATCAAAATCTAAATAACTTGGCATCTATTCTTTTATCTAATAAATAGATAATTTATTATTTTACTATGCAAATGTTTTAGTGCTCTTAACGATATTAGAAACAAATTCAGCTCTCATTTGTGGATTTTTAGATAATTCATCCACAACAATACCCGCTAATTGTGTGCTATTACTGTTTATATCCACTTTAATGTCTACGGCGCCTGTAAAGCCCTTTAAATTCTCATAAGCATCTTTACCTTTTTCTATACCTCTTTCGATTAACTCTTTTGCTTTTTCTAGGACCTCAGTTGCTTTTTCCTGAATATTCAAATCTTTAGTTATATCACTTAGTTTTGTTTCTAGATAGTTAATTGTTTCTTGTACCTCTTTTGGCATTCCTCCTTTTACCTTATCTATTATTTTATCTAAAGCTTCACCAGCAGCTCCTGTAGCCTCACCATATACTTGTCTAACTGTTTGAGCGGTATTATTTTGTGTTGGGTTAATATTTTCAGTAAAATCGACTGCCTTCTTCATTAAATTAGCTGCAGCATCCCCAGCCGGTCCACTTCTCACATCCTCCATTAATCTTAAGTAAATTGCTGTTGCTACGTTTAATATTTTTGTTGTTTCATTAAATTGGTTTCTAGCAATATCTATTGGCTTTTCATCTGCAGCTTTTTTCTGTAAATCCTGTAATTCTGCTAGTTGTTTATCTGTTAAATCACTCAAACTAACAAATCCATCTTTAACGTTGGTTAGACCCATCTGTTGAACCATATTTTTAGGTATATCGAAACCAACTTTTCCATCTTTTATTGTTGCAATATTTGAAACAAATTCTCTTTGGTCATCTGTTAATGATGGGAACATATTCAATTCGCTCATTGCTTCAAATTTAGCGGCTCCTTTAACTGCCATATTTGTTAGCTCGCCCATTGATATACCCAATGAATCTGCCATAGCTTTAGCTCTTCTTAAATTCGCTCCACTTACTTCAAATCTTCCTTGTTCTGCATTGTATGTTGCTAAGCTTCTTGCTGCACCAATAATACTTGTTTGTAACGATTCAACATTATTTGTTGCATCATACATTAGTTTAATTGGGTCTGCTAAATCGCCAACGGCGCCACCAACAACTTGTAAATTAGCGGCTAAATTTATTGCACTTTCTGGATCATATAATTTATCTGCAACGGTAAAAATACTTTCCATGTTTATTTTTAAAGCTTGAGCTTCTTGAACCATTTTACCCAAACCAGCTATTCCGTTTTGGAATCCAAATGCGTTTAGTTTACCGAGTTGGCTTATTAAGGTTTCTGATGTAGCTTTTGCACTAAGACCTAATTTTATTGATCTTGAACCAATTTGTTCAATAGATTTTGCAGCACCATCGAGGCCAATACCAACATTTCTAAAATTTTCAGCGTTCTCTAATATTGTTTTTGAATTCTTTGTGAATGCTAACGACGCAACCATGCTATTTGATATGGTCTTGTCATTATATGTTGCCATTCTCTCAGAATTAACCATTAAAGACTCAACAGCGCTTATTGTTTCGTTTGTTGTAACACCAAATCGCTGAGCTTCAATCATAGCGAATCTGGTTGTATCCATCATTTCGGTTGCAATTCTGCCGACATACCCACCAGCACCCCTTGTTTTTTCTAATAATTCAGCATTTAATTTAGCTATATCCCCTAACAAAACCTCGGTTGTTGCAAGTCCAGCATCGAAAACCGTTGATATTAATTCTAAAGGATTAAATGTCGCCATCCCCTTTACAGTATTGAGTATTTTTTTACCAGTTTCTGTATTAATTCTAGCTAAGGTTTGAGCTTGTTGATCTATAAAAGCAGCACCTAGTGCACTTGCAACACTATTACCACCACTTGAGGTTGTTGACGTTGATTTAGAGGCTTTGGCTGCTGTATCAGCAATCGCACTAGCGTGTTTTTCTGATGCTTTTTTTGCATCATCATCATCGATACCTAAACTTCTTAAAAAGTCGTAAAAATCTTTTTTTATGTCTGCCATATTACTAGTGCTATAATATTATAAATAGTTTTATTCAGTTTTTTGTAATATAGCATTAATCATGCTTGTTCTTTCGTGAATTGGCAGGATTAAGATATCTTGATAACTAAATCCTCTTGAGACAAGAAATAGTATAGTTTCTATTTGACTTTTTTTATATTCCGTAGAAGGGACGAAAAAATTCCACCCCAAAGTCAACCAAAACTGGGACTTTTTCTCCTGACGGGGCGATTACATCTACTATTAAGTCTAAACCTGGTTTATTTTCTGATACAAATTTTTTAAATTCTAAAGAATCTTTAATTGGTAGATTTTGAATAAATTGATAAATAGCCATTTGGTCTCTTTGACCATCTACTGATTTTATCATCATCTCCAATCTCTTTGTATTAACAGGTGCGACATTTGTACCACTTGTTTCTTTAATTAATTGTAATTCTTTTTCTTGTGTGTTTGATAAAAACTTAAAAGTTACATTCTTTTTTGATACTGGAAGGCTAAATGTATATTCACCATTAGCATCCGCTGTTAATTTAAAATCCTTAACCTTTAAAACAGATAAATCCACTACTGCTTCAAATTGTTTTTTTGTTCCTGGGTCAGTAATTGTTACAGTATACTCAGTTCCAAATGCAGTATTTCTTAAAAATATTAATATTGCTTGTCTGTCTTCTTCTACAATCTCGTCAAAAGAAATATCTTTATCTAAAATTTTTCTTTTTAATAATTCATCCACAACCGTTTCAGATTGAATCAAGTTTGGAGACATTAAAATATTTTCGTCTGATGCGGTTAGGTATGCAACTCTTAATGATTTTTTTCCGTTGGAATAATGTACACCTTGAGAAGGTAGTTGAACAACATCATACGCAACCATTGGGTTAATATTTTCCATAATAGTATTGAATTCTTTTCTTTTAATATAACTATAAAATAATTAAAAATCAATAGACCAGCGTTTCACGTGGAACACTTGATATAATTAATTGATTATCAATTAAATAAAAATCCCACATCCGTTTTTTACGAATATGGGATTATAAATAAAACTATTTGAATATTAGTAAACTTGGATACATCTATCCATTCTTAGTTCAGCGTCAATTGAAGCTAAAGCATCTTCTGAATAGCTAAGATCACCAAAGTTTAAACTTGTTAAGAAACAGCCTTCTAAAATCCACTTCTCAACAACAACCCCTGTTGGATCTAACATTTCAAGTTCTACGTTCTTTTTATAACCTGCAGCATAACCCATTCTACCAGTTACGGATTCAGCATGAAGACGGAACCATTCCATCAATGCTTGGGATGCAGATGGACCAATTGGATCTTTAAAAGTAACCTTAATTGGGTCCCAGGTAAATCTACCTGCTACATATGTTGAAGTATTTAAAAACGGAATTTCAGTTGAATTAATTTTAGCACTAGGACGGGATGTAGATGTTACATACCACTCGTTGATACCCAAAGATGATGGAAATCTTAGGATAAACCTATTTTTACGTTTCGGTTCATATGGAACCGGCATTTTCATTAATAAATCTGCCATTGTGTTTGTGTTATATTGTTTTGTTTATTTCTTTCCTTATAAATATATCAATATTAGAAATAAATTTATTTTTCAAAATACTTGACTTTTTGGAAAAAAATCGTTAGCTTTTTGCTACTACGTTACTAAAATACTAATGTTCTAATAGTACTATTTTACTTTATTCTAATATTTCTATGTTCTATTATTTCTAATGTACTGATTTTCAATGTACTAATATTCTTTAATTACTACTTTATACTAATAAAAAAGGGATGGTTAAAAACCACCCCTTATTCAGTCAGATTCTGACTATTAGATATTCTCAAAAGAAGCTCCTGTTGGTGTAATAATAAACTCAACATCAATAAATTCTAACGCTCTTGTAGGTTTGATGTAAATCTTACCTCTCAATGTGTTAGCATCAATATCTTCTGGATCGTTTGATACTGTTACACGGAAATCATAAAGACCTCTTTCTTTCTTAATTGATTCAAGAATTGGGTTAACCAATC